TATATCTGTGAGCACATATCTCAAGAGTAAGGTCAATCGGTCTATCCATATCACCCCCTTCAATTAACTGCGGGTTCTAATCCAGCACCCGAATCCGTCCCTCATTTCCTTCACACCCCAGAGTGCAATACACGCAATACCTTCTGAAAGTTTATGCGGTAGAGAGAGTGCTTTGATTGTCGGCGGAATCTGGGTTACGATAGCCAATGCTTCCCTTTGCATATATGCCGCAGCGTGGTAGCTTGTATTTACTGCGGGTAGGTTGTTGGTCATATATACAGGAGCGCCGAGTATTTGCCTCCCTTGGAAGCCGTTGTTGACTACGGAGTCAGGTATATAGTCCATCCTGACAAAGAAGTCTCTGCCCAGTAAATCAGTGATTGACTCTGGGTCAAATATCCAGCTTCTATCCGTAAACGGAGCGTTACCTTCATTCAGGATTTCATATGCAGCTATGATGTTTGTTTCGTCTATCGCAGACGCCTCTGTGCCAGTGTACTGTGAGAATGATGCAAACAGAGAACCCAGTGAAGTATCCATTTGTTCTGCCATTGCAAAAACTGCCTTGTCTTTAGCGAGTGACAGGTAATCCAGAGCATCCTGTACCTGCGTGTATGGGTCAACACCATAGGCTGTGTAGTACCTCTGGTTTATCGCTATATTGACAGCAGCTTCTGTCGTGGTTGTTACGGATATGTCAGCAGAAGCATTGTAGGCTAAAGCTGAAAGATTTGAAAGTACGGGAACAACTATAGTGCTGCCTCCGCCCTTCGCATACTTATCGTATCGCCTGTCGCATCTTACTGCAATGACAAGTGCATCCTCAACCGCTGCCTGTACTTCTTTAGACCAGATTGTTGGTATGTAATTCGCCAGGTTGGTTTGGTTTTGTGGTATAAGTGCCATTTCTTTTTCCTTTTATTTTATTTTGGTGGTGTAATAACCCCCTTGTTTACAAGGTCAAGTAATTCTGTTACACCGTGGTCTTGCTTGAGTTTTTTGATTTCTTTAGAAGACATATTGTTGACTGATTCCCAACTCAATCTGCCACCGCCAGAAGGGGTACCCCCCTCCATTTTGAGAGCACCAGAATCCTCTAGTTTCTTGCGGTATTTTTCATCTACCAGACGGCTTATGCGCTCTTCTTCGGTTTCTTTGTTTTCTGTGGGTGCTTCCACTTTTATGCCACGCTCCTTTTCTATCTTCTTGATTTTCAGGTCAGCCAATTTCAAATTGGCGTGGTCTGGATGAGGTGCGGAAGTTACCAGTTGGAAAATCTCCCAGTATGCCTCATCCTCTTCGGTTAAGCCAAGCTCCTCAACCTTGTCCTGCCTTTCTTTCATTACTTCCAGCATTACACCCTGCTTCTTCTCAATCTGTTTCTTCTGCTCAATGCTATCAAACTGCTTTAACAGGTCTGGTTTGCGTATTTTAGTTTGCTGTTCGAACTCATCAGCAGAACGACCTTGAGACTCAGATACAAATGCTGCAAGCATCTTCATCTGCTCGGTGACGGTTTTTAATTCCGTTTTCAACTCGTCTTGGTTCTTGAGTGCTTGGTCTCTCTTTTTGATTGTTAATTGTGCGGTAGTAAGCCCCTTCGTGGCTTCGGATAGTCTTTGTTCTATTTGTTCCTTTTCCTTTAATACCTCTTGTAGCTTAACTTCCGCTGACTGCTGTTCACCTTCGACAGCAATTCTTTCTTCTTCCATTGTTTTCCTCCGTAAAGTTTCTTATTGAACTTTATCCCTGTTTATAAAACATGTCGTAGTAATATGCTATTTCTGGATTCAGCCTCCTTAATCGTTTTCTCATCCTTTGAACAACTGCGTCTATTCTTTTCTTGGCTTGCGGGGTCGTTGGTTTGCCCCATATAGCCTCAACTTGACTTTGAACATCCCAGTATTCACTCATTACTTTCTTTGCTTTCTGTAGTTCTTGAAACTCCACTGGGAGTATATCGTATTTACTTTCCGCATACCCTTCCGCATAATCATATAATCCACCGAGTTGGTTCTTCAATTGTTCCTTGATTGCGTCTGCCTTATCAAATCTGTAATCTCCGAACTCGTCATACATATCGTCATTGTAAAGAGCATCGTTGTAGATTTTTATTGCTAAACGTTCTGGGCCGAGGTTCACAAGAGCCTCAAGGGTATCTTCGGTGTTCTGTCTTTTTACAATATCCTCAAATACTGGGTTGGCTTCCCTTGCTGTGTAAGCACCTTTTCTTTCGGCAAATGTAAGGCTTATCTTCTGTCTGAAACCATATCCATCATCTGGATTATTCCTGTACCAAGCTACATCCTCTATTATACGATTTTTAAATTCATCTTCTATAGCTTGACCAGCAGCATTCCAATCACCCCAAGCCGTACCCATAGATTGCCTGTCAAATTGAATCATGGCAGCCTGAAGTTCGGGGGTGGTATCTTCTACCATCCTTTGCGTCTTTGGGTCTATATCGTCCCACATCGAATAGCCCATCTGTCTGGCAATTTTATCCCTTGCCAAAACAAGGTCGTTTACATAGGTTAAAACACCCACGCCAGCTATAGCAGGGGCAGCGGTAAATAATCCATTCATCCCACCGTATTTCTCCATAGCGTCTATAATATCCTGAACTGCTAGTGGAAAGAATTTACTCTTAATAGTATCTAGTGTTTCAGTAGTTCCGCCTAGTGTAGGTTCGCCCATATATCTTTCGCCTGAAGCCAAATCCACTACTAGACCGAAGGCAGGAGAACCCTTTGATTGTAGAAATCTGAACGCCTCCCTTAACCTATCTGCTTTATTCATATTCCCGTAAGCAGTTTTCTTTTCGCCAGTTATAATTTGAGACGCAAATCTTATATACTGAAGATAACCAGTCCATATATCGTAGCGGGTCTCGCCTATCTTTATCTTGCCAAAATCAGATGAACGTGGGTCTAACTCAACATCCGCCACCCCGCTCTGTTTGAGAAGGGTCAAAAGAGAAACTCCCCCACCTACAAATGTAACAAGTGCCTTTGCTGCTTCCTTCCTAACGTATGGATTTTTGTTTATAAGCATCCTATAGATTTGGCGGGGTAATTCAAGCCGAGATGCTTGTAGTCTCGGTGAGAACAATATTGCGTTTATAGCAGGGGCATATTTATCTAACGCCTTGGGTAAATCGCCTCTTCCTGAAGCTAGGTTAATGAAACGTGCAAACAGTTTCTGCGTAGCCTCGTCAGCACCCTGTGCAGTTAAGACTTTATATCCATCTTCAAAGGCAGCATATCTTAATTCGTTTAGGTAAGTTATGAAAGCTCTCTCTGAACGCCTTACACCAGGGACTTTCTCAGCTAGACCAGATATAAACGCCTCTTCCCTTACTGATGCCCTAGCAGTTTTCTCAATTGGAGCAACATAACCACCTAATCTTACAAAGTCGTCATAATATGGCTTTGCCCTTAAGAGGTCATCCATTTCAAGGGATAACTTCTCGGAGAACACCGCTTTCATCATCTTCCAGAATGTAGCTGGGACTTTTGTTGGGTGGGTTAATCCGAGGATAAGACCCTGCCTCAACATACCAGAAATATCCATAGAAGATAATATGGGACGTGATATATTAAGAACATCTATAGCTGTATCTACGCCACTTTGTGATAGTTTGGAGAAGTTTGACACTGCATTTGCGAAGTCCCTACCGAACACCTTGGCGAAAGCTTGTATATGATGTGGTTGAGGAAGCTCGCCTGTAATCATAAGTAATCTAAAGGCATTAGCTGAGTCCGTGGTCATAAGCCCAGTCTCGGACTTATTAACTATCATTTTTGTTAGTTCATCTACTTCATCTTCAGTAAACTTACCTATCTCAACTGCAAACTCTGGCTTTAACGCACCACCCCTTGCAGCTTTAGCTTTCTCTAATGCCTCTGTCAGGGTGAGTTTGCCTTCCCTCACCTGCTTCCATATTGCGTCAGTTTTGGCTTCCTGTGTAGCACGAAGTTTAGGAAGTTCTTTCTCAAATGCTTTTCTAGCTGGCAGGACTTGCTCATCAAAAAACTTGGTTAGTTTCTGGACAATAGGCGCAGTGGGAGGTTGCTTATATTTACCAAACAGTTTCTCCCCGACTCCCGTACCAAATCTTTCTGATGCTCCACTTACACCCTTTACACCAACTTTTATTGCCTTGCCTACAGTTTTTTCAACCATACCCCAAGGTGAATACTCTATGGCGGTTCCGAGTACCTTGCCTATCTTGCCAGCCCTGCCAACTACTCCAGCAAGCCCACGCCCTACCTTTGCAGCGGTTCCTACCTGACCAGCGCCAGGGATTAACAGCCAGGGGGCGAACTCGATTACACCTTTAATGTCAACAGTCCATGGTTCATCACTCCACGGAACGTTTATTTTAATTCCTGGGGTTTCAAGCTCTTCCCAGCTTCTTTTCTTCCATTCCCAGTAGTCCTCACCAGCCATTCTCTTGACTTCTTCAACTGCACCTACGGCAGTGCCAACAACACCAAGAGTGGGTTTTATAATAGTTTCATCTATCCACTCAAACGGAGCAGCAAATAACTCAAGTGCTCTTTGCCAGAATGGAACAGAAACCTTTTCTTCCTTTGCAGGTTGCCCTAGGGCTATTTGTTGTAATTCCTCAACCGAAGGTTCAAAAGTCCTTTGCATGGGTTGGCGAACACTTCTTTGTTCTTCTGGTACTGCCACAGTCTGGGAAATATCAATCGGAGATGGCTCCCACCTACTTTTTGTAGGTCGCCAAGCCGAAAGAAACTCCTCTTCCGCTACATCGCCTATTAACTTATTGTCTGGTTGCCATAAAGCCATTTACTGCCTCGCTGGTTGCCATCTAGCTGTTTGTTCTTTTTGCTTGGGAAGCATTGAACCTATCTTTTGTTCTATTTCTGTTATATTCTGTGGTGAACCTGGGACATTGGAAAATTCTGCAAACCCACCCAGCATTTCCCTTTGCCCCCAAGGCATCTTTTGGTATGCCTCTGCGCTTGGTGTCTTTGTGGGAGCAGGAGTTATCCCCGTGGCTGTTTGCCCCCTTGCAAATTCACCCAACCAACCTGGCGCAGGGGGTAGTGTCTCTTCTTTGAATTGGTACGCTTCAATCCACCTTCTAGGGTTAGCTGTCATTTCGGCATACATGGCATCTCTCTGCAGCTTCATCATCGCCTTTGCCTGTTCTTTATCAAAGCCAAGTTGGAGTTCAAATTGCTTCTGTTGCTGTTTTAATTGTTTGTTTTGTAAAGCTAGGGTTTTTTCAAACTGATACTGGCTCAATAAAGTATCTGCCTGCTTCCACCCCAATTCCTGCTGAAACTGGTATTTACTCTGTGCTAACTGTTCCATGCTTAAAAGATATTGTTCTGCCCATCTTCTTTTTTCAAAGTCAAGGGTTTCTTCGTCAATATCCGTCTGTGCAGCCCATTGCGACATCTGAAAGTCTAGTTGGTCTCTTGCGAATGTGTTTTGCTCTACCCAGTTTTCTACTTGAGCAGTTTGAAATTGGGTCATCGTTGCAGATGGAGCTTCCATAATGAAAAGTTCACTCATGGGAATATAGTTTCCGTCAGCGTCTTTGTTGATACTGAATAATAGTCCGTTAACATTCACAACATCAAAACTTGCTGGAGCTGCCCCTGATGTTTCAGTGGCAGTATCTTCACTACTTGCCCTGTAGGCATCCATGGCTGCCATAACTCCAGTATAGTCTCCACTTTGCTGGTAGGCATCCAACGCTTCTTTTAACCCAGGGACACCTGCTACAATACTCTCGGCTTCAGTAGTAGCCTTCCCACCAAACTCATCCCACGGGTTTCCACCAGTTACCACCTTCCAGTAAAAACCCCAAAAACCCAAATTGCCGCCTGCGGCTTTATATTTATCATATTCTGGACCAAGCATAGACAAGTCCTCTATGAGGGGGCCGCCTAGCGTACTTCTATCATCTGCCATAATTTACCTCCACCACGTTGTGGGTTTTTTATTACTGGGTCTCTTGGGTTTCTTGGGTAGGGGGAAAGTTGGCACCTTCTCCCATGGGGGTGTGAATTTCTTTTTGATTTCCATTTCTTTTCTCCATTAACGAGATGTCATACATCAGCTTATTTATAACCTGTGGGTCGTATTCCTGCATAAGTTCCATCATATCAAGAAAGCCAAGGTGCTTCTTGGCGTAAATCAAGTCCTCTTTCGGGATTTTTGCTTGCGCAAACGGCTTCACCCCCTTCAGGTTGAGTTGGATTCTTGAGATGGACTTGTTATGCAAGTTCATCATATTATCCAGAATTTTATCGTTTAATCCCTTTTCCATTATTGCTTCTCAGGGGGATTCCTAACCCCCTTGGGAGATTCGCCCAATGTCTGCCGTATGATGGATGTTGCAAGGGGATTCCTCGCTTCAGATGGTCTATATTGTGTACCAGATTGCTTTACTTCCCTGGTTTCCTTATTCTGTTGCTCTAATTGTTTCAGATATTTGGTCATCCCCGCCTGCTCAATAGCTTCCATAACACGCATCTGGGACATGGTTGGGTCTGTAAGGATAGCTTGTTCGGCAATTGATTCAGCCATTATGTCGTCAGCCACATCTTCAGTCTTGCCCATATATTCAACAAGAAATCTCTTCCAGCTTATTCTTGTCTCATTAACCAGTGTCCTGCCAAGCATTACCTTCCTGTCGTGTTCTATGGCTTCTTCGGGATTGAGTTTTACTATACAGTCATAATATCCATCAATATCATCCTTGGTAATGGTTTCTTCCTTGTTGACATATTCGCCCTTTTCCAAAACCTTTGCCCGAATTGTGACTGGAAGAGCCTGCGGGGTTTTCTCAAGTATCTTCAGACACATTCTTAAAAGTTCCGATAGCGCACGTTCCATATTATCAATAGTTTTTGAATACTTCTTCTGAACGTGCTCATATAATATATCTTCTAATCTTCCGCTTGTGCGTGAGCCAGAAGCCATACCAGCCATAATCGGAGGGATATCCTGACCGAGTGCCTGACGTATCTGGTATAAATGCTGAAAGAGTTCGGCAGCAGCCACCGCTGGAGTATATATTTGATACTCGTATCCGTAAGGAATTATAATCATTGAGCCTGGGCCGATTACTGTCTTTTTAAGTTTTTGTTCATCTATGGGGGATGCGTCTAGAGCGGTTGCTTTTATAAAAACCATTGGATTAGCCCAAGTTCCTATGATTGAATCAATGCGTGATTCTATTTCGCACTCTTCCCGCAGCCTATTGCGTAATTTCCTCAACCGTCCAACAGCCAGCTTCTCTGGTCTGCCCTCGTAAGATTTGTTACCAAAACCAGCATAGCAATGGACAAACGGCACAAACCCAAGATAGTTAATTGTATTTGTATATTCTTTATCGCCTATTGAAACAAATTTCTTATCATTGTCAAAATATGCTTTATAGATTAATCTTGTCCCTGTTTCTTCCCAATCAGGGAACATTGATTTTACCGCCTCTTCTTTCATTTCATATGATTTAGCAAGTTGGTTGGGGACAAGCCAGTCGTACGGCTGGGCAAATATATAAAGGGGGTCTGGGGCGGTAAAGATTATGGGGCAACTCTCCATCCCTCCCTGGTGGGATGTATTGTACTGAACCTGCCCATATGCCTCTCCCTTGAGGATCAGGTTTCTTGTGAACTGCGACAGCTCTGGAATAAAATGCCTTACCAGGTAATTTAAGAATCTCGATACTTTGAGGGCAGCTTCCCTTGATTTATCAGTGTTTTTTAATGGTTCCCTAAAAACCTGCGGGTTTGCGAGCTCTATGTGGTCTACTACGGAATCAACTATCCTGGCAGCCGTCCCAGTCCTTACAATGTGGAAGGGTTTTTTAATATTAACGTCAAACTCATCATCATAATATCCCAGGTCAATTGATTGTTCGGTAATCCTCGCTGAATGGAAGGTCGCCTGACTTGAAATAAAGTCATTTACATCTTGCATATAATACTCCTAGGCATAACTTGTGCATTCCCTTTGGATAGAATGGAACTGTGCCTCTGTCCTTATGGGCTTCTTCCTGACCTGCCACGCTATAGCCCTCGCCATAACACGGTCATCCCTTCTTCCCTGAAGATGTTTATACTTTCCCTTTGTATCCCTTACAAAAGTGGACATCTCGCCTATGGCATCACTTGAACGTATAATCGTCCTTCTCAACCTGACCGCTTCCTCATATTCCTTTAACATCGTCAGGCGGTCTATCTTGGGAGGAATGGCGTAAGAGGACGTGTACCATCCGTCTTTTCCCTTGTCGTCTTTGTAGAGGTTCCCATACATCATGTCCCGTAACTTCTGGATAACAATCCCACCCACAGTTCCGTTTCTTTCTGGGGCTACAAGTGCTTGGTTATATTCAACCAAAAGCTCAAAGGATAGGTCAGCAAACTTATCCGCAGGAATATCGGCATAAAGCTCAGCCATCTCCTCGCCCGTCTGTGAATCTATAATTATCAAATCGTTAATTCCCTCACCACCCTCATCCGCACAATCCATGCCAGCAATATAACGAACTCCTATTACGGGTTCCTTGTAGATTGTTATGTATTTTCTTTCTTCAAATGGGTCTACGCAGTTTTTAAGTTGCGAACCAAGGTCATCTTTTCTAAACAGACAATCACCTGCAAGGATTTCAAATTGCCCCTCGATTTCCTGTGAGTATTCAAGGGGAGAGAGCCCGAGTTTATTAATATATTCCGCTATCTCCGTTTCATCCCTGTAGGCATTATCTCTTGTAGAGGCCTGGATGAGTTCATGTCCATCCTTCCTATCTGGTCCAAACTCAAGATAAACCCAGTTCAGCTGCTTGGGGGTCGTTGTAATCCATAGTTGATACGGATACGGCTTTCCTTCTTTGTCCCTCTGCCTCATCCTCTTCTTACAGTTTGTATAAGCAAGATACGGGGAAAGAGATG